AGCACCGCGTCCTAGTTTCGGCATTCGCGCAGGATATTGCCGCGTAATGGCAATCTATGGGAAAACATTCCGCCCCATGGATAGCGGCACCGTGTATGGTGTTCCGAAAAAATAACTGGTAGAGGTGGTGTTGATCATTGTCACACAACTGGAAAGGTTAGGGGTTTGTTGTGTGGTAAATGTAATACTGGTCTTGGCTTGTTTAGAGATTCCGAAACACTACTACAAACCGCGATAGAATATCTAAGGAAATATTCGTGATCACTTTTCACACCATTAGATACAAGAATCTACTAAGCACAGGTAATGTATTTACCGAAATTAGACTTGACACTCACTCAACTACCTTGATTATTGGGGAAAACGGCGCAGGCAAAAGCACCATACTAGATGCCCTTTGCTTTGCTCTTTTCGGCAAACCGTATCGGAATGTGAACAAACCCCTACTGGTCAACTCTATAAACGGTAAGGAGTGCTTAGTTGAGTTAGAGTTCTCTACCGGCGGTGAGAAGCGATTTACTGTGAAGCGTGGTATCAAACCAAACGTGTTTGAAATCTGGATTGGCGATACTATGATGCATCAGGATGCACGCGCAAAGGACTATCAGGACATGCTTGAGCGCATGATCCTCAAGATGAACTATAAGTCGTTCACGCAGATCGTCATCCTAGGCACCGCGAGCTTCACACCGTTCATGCAGTTGAAAGCAGCCGACCGGCGTGAGGTCATCGAAGATCTTCTCGATATTCAGATCTTCTCTAACATGAATGCGGTGGTGAAGGATCGCCTATCGACCATCAAGAACCAGATGCAGGAATACAAGATCCGACTGGAAGCCGTCAAGGAAAAGATCGAACTCCATAAGAAGCATCTTGAAGAACTCAAGCGCAATAATCAGGAAATGATCACTGCAAAGAAGCAGGAAATTGATGATGCTAAACATCAACTCATTGAGTTCGAACAGCAACAGCGCGAGCATCAGGCTCAGATTGACATTCTTCTGACGCAGATTGGCGACGAGACAGAATCGCGTAACAAACACCACAAGCTTGTTACGCTTGGCACTCGTATTGAATCCAACAAAGCCAAGATCAGTAAAGAACTGGACTTCTACACCAGTAACGATTCCTGCCCTACGTGTAAGCAAGCAATCGAACATACCCACAAGACTACGATGATGGGTGAATGCACACACAAACTGATTGAGTTTGAGAAAGGCTTGTTGAAGCTAGAGGAAGAGAAAGATGCGGTGGTCAGAAGACTTAGAGACATTACTGAAATCAATGCGCGAATCCAGTCTATCGGACGCGATATTGCTAATACCACTACTTCTATTAGTCATACCCGACGCTACATTGATCTACTTGAACGGGAAGTTGACAAGCTTGCAGGATCGGGTAGCGCAAGCGGTGAAAGCCACGATCAGTCCAAGGAACTCTTCGAAGAACTTACCGGCTACATCGAAAAGCGCAAGAAAGCCACGGAAGAGAAGCAGTACCTCGACGTTGCAGCCCACCTCCTCAAAGACGGCGGCATCAAGACGAAAATCATCAAGCAATACCTCCCCATCATCAACAAACTTGTGAACAAGTACCTCGCAGCGATGGAGTTCTTCGTGAACTTCACCATTGACGAGGAGTTCAACGAGGTCATCAAGAGCAGGCACCGGGATGACTTCTCCTACGAGAACTTCTCAGAGGGTGAGAAGCAGAAGATCGACCTCGCGTTACTGTTGACATGGCGCAGTATCGCTCGTATGAAGAATAGTGTCAACACGAACCTGTTGGTACTGGATGAGACTTTCGACTCGTCATTGGACACTAAGGGAACGGACGCACTGTTGGAGATCCTTCACCAGATGCCCGACAACACCAACATCTTCGTCATCAGCCACAAGGATCAGTTGCATGACAAGTTTAACAACTCCATTCGTTTCCACAAAAAAGGCAATTTTTCTTCAATAGCACCGTAATTTTACCTCGTTTGGAGCTATATACAGTATATAACTTCTACCGAGGATGCCATGAGAAAGCCTAGAGAAACATACGACGATCTTCCGCCACGATCTGATCCAAATTACATGAAAATGTATGTTCGGAAGCATAAGGATAGGCTCAAGAAACACAGGAAGAATTACATTGAAGATAAGGTGAAATCCAACCCTAACTTCTGGAAAGAGAGATACGATCCCAATGCTGCGGCTGTGTATAGGAAAGAAAATAAGCCTATGCTATCTGAGTCTCAATGGAGAAAGCGCGGCATAAAGGATATGACATATGAGAAATTCCTGAGTGAAGTAGAGAAGCAGGATGGGATGTGTAAAATCTGTGGTGTGAAAATGGTCAAGCCACAGGTAGATCACGACCATACTACAGGTCATTATCGCGGTATACTTTGTGTGCCATGTAATTCTGGATTAGGGATATATGAGAAGAATCGCGATTCATTTGAAAGATATTTGAAAGGATAGCAGCATGAGCAAGAAAGTAACATTCGTAGATGGTGTGATGGTGGAGTATGAAATTTATCCACTGATCGACTCGTATGATCCACGCCTTAGACAACCAACGCCATTGGTTGACTTCACACAAGAGGATCCGGTGAAGTTGCTCAATATCGTCTATTCGCTAATGAAGACGTTGGATCACTATGAGGGATTAGGGTTGTCAGCCAATCAGTGTGGACTCCCATATCGCATTTGCGTGGTTAGTGACCTCAAGGAAGGAAAGAACTATCCACTGATCAATCCTGTGGTGACGGAGAGTTCACCAAAACTCTCCACATACAAGGAAGGGTGTCTATCATTCCCCGGTTTGTTCCTACAAATCGGTAGACCTGAGTGGTGTGTCGTTCAATATCAAGACACCACTGGAAATCACGTCACCAAGAAGTTCGAAGGCATCTACGCAACATGCGTCCAGCATGAGATTGATCATCTGAATGGAATCTGCTACACTGATCTTGTGTCTAAGATCAAGCTAGATATTGCTAAGAGAAAGGTCAGCGCGAACCTGCGCAAGATCCGAAGAGCCACAACTGGCTCGTAAGTCATTGATTTTGGACAGCTTTTCTGGCTTGCTTTTCGCTGGAAATTCTGTCAAACTGGTGGCATAGTAGAGGATTCTCAATGTCCACCAACCTTACCATTACCAAATCAATTCTCGCGAAATTGCTCGCGGGAGAAAATATCAACGTGGTGCACCGTCGCGTCAGCACTGCGGCATTCGAATTGAAGACTCGCACTCTGTATCTTCCTATTTGGGAAGACATGGATGGCGAGCTATACGATTTGCTCTGCGGTCATGAAGTCGGTCATGCATTGTATACGCCGGAACAGGGTTGGCACAATGCCATTCATGATGAAAATGGCAAGATGATCGGCGCATTCAAGAATGTCCTGAACATCGTAGAAGATGCGCGTATCGAAAAGATGATCAAGCGCACATATCCCGGTCTTGCCAAGTCTTTTGTGACTGGTTATAAGACGCTCTTCGAACGCGATTTCTTCGGCATCAAGCGGCTCAAGGATTACAATAAACTCAATATTCTCGACCGAATTAATCTATACGCAAAGTGCGGCTCGTTCCTGATCGTGCCTTTCAATGATGAAGAGCGCGAGATTATGCGCGAAGTCGAAAACACCGAGACTTGGGAACAGGTTGTCGATGTTGCGAAGCGACTATTCGAACATGCGAAACAGGAACAAGACGATAAGATGAACAGTCTTGACGATCTGACCGAGGAACTTCTGCGCGAGTTTGACGAGCAGTTCGATGAACAGCAAGAGGGTGAATCTCAGGAACTTGACCTGTCGGATGATGGCGAGGAAGAGCAGGAAGAGCAGGAAGAAACCGATTCTTCGTCGCAGTCTGATTCCACCGATGAAGAATCGGAAGAGGAAGAGACTGCCACAGGAGAAAATGGCGAAGAGACTGATGAAGATTCCGAAGACGAGTCCGACGCATCCGGCGAAGGTGAGGAAGAGTCTGAGGATGATTCCGAAGATGGCGAAGAGAAATTGGATAAAGAGCCGAAGTCTGGCACTGACGGCGCGGGTGAAGACAGTGAGACTCCAGACCCACAAGAGCCCGAGTCTATCACCGACAAGAAATTCCGCGAGCGTGAACGCGAACTAATCGCGGACGGTGTGGAAGTATTCACATACAATCTGCCTAAGCCGATGCTCGACCGTATCATCATGCCGAACAAGATCTTCCTTGACAACTTCTATGAGCAGTTAGCCAACTCACAAAAGCTTGCGGGTAATAATGATCCTATCGTTGCCACGGCTGCGAAGCGTTTCGCTGAGAAGAACAATCGCTACATCAACCTTCTGGTGAAGGAATTCGAAATGCGGAAGAATGCGCGGCAGTATGCTCGTACTACCGTAGCGCGAACCGGCGAACTGGACATGTCTAAGCTGCATACCTACAAGTACAGCAATGACCTGTTCAAGAAAATCTCGGTTGTCGAAAAGGGTAAGAGCCACGGCATGATCATGTACGTGGACATGTCGGGTTCCATGTCGGACGTATTCGGTTCGACCATGGAACAGACGCTTATCCTCGCGGAATTCTGCCGCCGCGTCAACATCCCGTTCGACGTTTATGGCTTCTGTGATCGCAAAGATTTTCTACATATCATGCGTTCGAAGCGCAAGCTGCATTCTGGCTTTATCGGTGACAAGTTCCAGAAGTTGAACGATGACACGTATGAGATTTCAAGCGAGGGTTTCCACCTGATCCACTTCATTTCCTCGCGGTTGCAGGGCAATGCCTACCGGCGTGCAGCCGACACAATGGCAATGATTGCGATGAACTGGAAGGGTAGGATGTATCCGCGCACTTATCTGAATTGGGAGTTTATGGGTCTTGGGTTAGGTGGCACTCCATTCACTCAGACGGTCATGGCTTCGCGTCCGATGATTGAAAAGTTCAAGATCGACAATAAGGTTGATATCACCAATGTCATTTATCTGACCGATGGTGACGGCACCGGTTGCTTCACGTTTACCGACGTAAAGCCGGTTTCGTACACCACGGACGGTAAGCCGAAAATCGAACAGATTGTCTACCTGATTGACCAGAAGACTCGCCGCCGTATTCAGTTGCGTGGCGAGCGATATGGTAGTCAATCTCCGAAACAACACCAGACAGCCTTGACCGAGTTTGTTCGTCAAACAACCGGTTGTAAGCATATCGGTTTCTATATTGGTAGCTCGCGAGAAATTAAGGGATACATCCGTTCGAACGTACTGATGGATGAAGTCGCGGCTGAGAATATGGAAAAGCAGTGGCGTAAGAACGGCTATTACTCTGCGCCAATGATCGGCTATGACACATATTACTTTGTCAAGCAGACTGACCTCAACGTATCGGATGATGACTACAACATCACAGAAGGTATGAGCAGCAAGAAAATTGCCAAGGTCTTCACCGACGCACAGGATGACAAGCGTAAGCACCGCGTCCTAGTTTCGGCATTCGCGCAGGATATTGCCGCGTAATGGCAATCTATGGGAAAACATTCCGCCCCATGGATAGCGGCACCGTGTATGGTGTTCCGTATCAATACTCCATGGAGCGGGATGAATATATTTTGCCGGATGGTTCCAAGTTTCATAATGAGAATGAATTGATTGACTATGTACGGCGAAACCTAAAGTCATTCGAACATATGAATGACAAGCTGCGCGGAATAAGACCGGAAGATCTAAATGCGCGTCGGCTTTTCATCGTAACAGAGAACAAGAAAAGACAGTTGAAGTGGGATAAAGAATTCAATCGCAAGGTTTTGGATCTTGTGCGCAAAGCTATTGAACAGGGTGGATGTACTTTTAGAGTCGCTAAGACGGTTCCATTCAGCATTTCACCCTATAGTGTGTCTGACACTACGTTTACAGCACCCTCATATGAGACATACACGATCAGCTACGATGTGCGGCTCCCCGAGACTGAGGCATACACTCGCTGCCGTGAACAAGCCGAAGATGCGGTAAGGCACGCAATGCCGCCACCCGATTTACTACCAATGGTGTAATAAGACTATGATGTACATGATTCAAGATACTAAGACAGGTAAGTATTCCAAAGGTGGATGCCCCTGCCCGACATGGACCGACAAGATTGGTGATGCAAAGGTCTGGAAAAAGAAATCCTTTGTGAAGAGTCATCTTACTAATATGAGAAACTATCGCGAGCGTTGGTCATATGGTGCACCAGACCGATTCGGCAATCCGGACGATTGGATCGTGATCGAAGCTGAAATCGTGCCACGAAACACATATTCTGCTAGCACATTCTCGTAAGTCATTGATCCCAAAAGGCTTTCCTGACTTGCCTTTTGACCCGACCTCCTTCATACTGGTAGCATAGATAGTAACTCATGGCATCCTCTGATATGGCACGCACACCGAATTACACCGTGGAACAGCAAACACAATTCCTTGAAGACCTGATTGCCGAATTTGGCGATACGGCAACATCCAAGCAAATTCTTGACTTCGCGGAGTCCAAGGGTCTGCCCGTCCCACATTTCATTCTGCGCGACGACAAGCGCAAGTTTGCTCGTGGCAAGTATCGTCTTTGTTCACGTTCCGCGCTCCTGAAAAAGAACACAATGTCGCACGCAATCGCTACGGCATTGGAAAAGACGGATACAGAAGAGGCTCCTGCCATGGCTCCGAACGCAGCCGTTGTGCAGATTGCTTCGAAGCGTGCGCTCAACATCACCGAGTCATTCGTTCCGGATCGGCTCGACACCTACGTTCCGTTTGGTTTCTTCGATGACCTTCGGGACATTATCAACTCCAAGATTTTCTACCCGGTCTACATCACTGGTCATTCCGGCAACGGCAAGACCCTGATGGTGGAGCAGGTTTGCGCTTCGCTCGGGCGCGAAATGATCCGAGTGAACATTACGAAGCGCACAGATGAAACAGACCTGATCGGTTCATATGAACTAATCGACGGTAATACAATTCGCCGCGAAGGTCCGGTTATCACGGCAATGCGCCGTGGTGCGGTTCTACTTCTAGATGAAGTTGACCTTGGCACCGAAGACATGCTTTGTTTGCAGCCGATTCTGGAAGGCAAGCCATACTTCGACAAAAAGACGGGCGAAGTGATTCACGCGGCTTATGGTTTCAACGTCATTGCGACTGCGAACACTAAGGGTAAGGGTGACGCGGATGGTCGTTACCTCGGTGCGAACGTCATGAACGAAGCCATGCTTGAGCGTTTTGCCCTTACGGAAGAGCAGGACTATCCGGACGCGAAGACCGAACGCAAGATTCTCGCGAAGAACTTCGAAGCGTTGGAAGTGTCCGACGACGACTTCATTGATCGTCTGATCACTTGGGCAGAAGTCATTCGCAAATCTTTCAAGGATGGTGCGGTAGATGAAATCATTTCTACGCGCCGCCTTGTGCATATTACTAAGGCATTCAAGATCTTCCGCAAGAATCGCATGAAGGCAATCGAAAAATGCCTCAACCGGTTCGATGCTGAAACGAAGACCGCATTCCTCGACCTTTATACGAAGGTTGACGTTGAAGCGTTCAAGGTGGAAGCCGAAGGCAAAATGCCGGAAGCGAACGAATTCTCCGACATGATTGCCATGCTCGCTGAGAAGTACAAGACTCCGGTTTCTATCTACAAGGATGATGCGAAGGCTTGCTATGTTGTCGATGCGTTCGAACGCAAGACCTCAGTGACTTACGCGCAGATTAAGGTTGCAAAGTCGCCTACGATCATCTTTGATGAAACTATTGCGAACCATCAGTTTCTTGTTCCGGAAGCTTGATTATGACCATGCGGCATATCGGATTCACCGGCACCCGCGAGGGTATGACGGACTATCAGAAAAAGTTACTCGGTATCATATTGACGGCTGCAACGATAGACAACATAGTGGTTTTTCATCATGGTGATTGTAAAGGTGCTGATGAAGAGGCTCACACAATCGCACTGATGCATGATTGTCGAGTTATCATTCATCCACCGGTGAGGTGTATCATGCGTGCTTATTGCCAAGCCGCACACGAAATCCTACCACCCGAAGACTACTTAGAGCGTGATCGCCGTATTGTGGATTCTTGTATTGGTTTAATTGCCGCGCCTAAGTCAGATAAGGAAGAGCGGCGCAGTGGCACATGGTATACTGTGCGTTATGCTCGTAAGATGAATAAGAAAGTCATACTCTTACCTCGTCAAGAAACAATCTAGACACCAGACCACAATCCTGTTATAATGATACGTGTAATGGGTAATACCGCAGCCCGTTCATATCTCTAATGTGAATTGCGGGTTTTTGATGAGGTTCTAGAACTATGAGTCTTTCGCTACGAGCAAAGGTGCTGCGCACCTTCGATAATCCGGTGTACAATACGTTCACCACTAAGCAGGCTGCGGCACGCTTCGGCGTTTCACCAGCCACCGTTACTAAGACGGTCAACGCACTGCGCCTAGAAGGTCATCCTATCTATCGCAATCGCAAGACCTTTGAAGGTCGCACGATCAGCGTCTATCGTTACGGCACGCCATCCAAGCGTTTTCTCCGTAACCTTAAGGCGGGTCGCACCCAGTTTGCCATCGACGCCCTCAACGGCTAATCGAAGTAAACTAAGACTAAAAGGTAGGACGCTACCTTTAAGGGCAGGAGAAATCCTGCCCTTTTTATTTGACTTTCCTATACGTATGATATAAACTGTGCTATATACTTGGATTGTCATTTCTTTGAGTGGAGTTACTATATGGAACTTGAAATTTCGGTAGACGAATTGCGCAAAGTAAAACTCTTTGTCGCGACACCGATGTACGGTGGTATGTGTCACGGCATGTATGCTAAATCAGCATTAGATTTACAAGCGTGTTGTGCGCAATACGGTGTCGAAGTAAAATTCTCATTCATATTCAACGAATCTCTAATTACACGCGCACGTAATTATCTAGTAGACGAATTCCTTCGCTCCGGTTTCACACATCTTCTCTTCATCGACGCGGACATTCACTACGATCCGCGTGATGTTATTGCTCTTATTGCTCTCAAGAAAGATGTTATTGGCGGTCCCTATCCAAAGAAAAGCATTAAATGGGGATCAGTAATTGAAGCTATCAAAAAGAATCCTAATATCGCACCGGCTGAACTTGAGAAAGTTGCGGGTGATTTTGTTTTCAATCCAGTCCCCGGTACTGAGAAGTTTTCCGTTGGAGAACCAATCTCTGTTCTGGAAATTGGCACCGGTTACATGCTTGTCAAGCGTGAAGTTTTTGACAAACTCAAAGAGAATTTCCCCGGCATCGAATACAAACCAGACCACGTTGGTCAAGCTAACTTCGACGGTTCACGTATGATTCATGCCTACTTCGACACTGTGATTGATACGAAGGAATCTTGCGTCGGCGGCGGCTCCATGCGTTATCTCAGCGAAGATTATATGTTCTGTCAGATGTGGCGCAAGATTGGTGGTGAAATCTGGATTTGTCCATGGATGAAAACTCATCACATTGGAACCTATGCGTTCACTGGTGATATGGCGGCAGTAGCGAACTATGTCGGCACCCTGTAAACGATCAATCGTTTTGGAAGGTATTGGTACTGAACTGATACTTTCCAAAGCGACGGCTGTGAAAACAGATAAGCAGATGATTCACCTAGACCAACTCCCTGATGGATCTTGGCGGCTAATCTACAATGCGAATTTGATACCAGACTTCACTCAACTGAGGTCTATGAATATTGTGAGGGAAGGATAATGAAAATGCGAGCTAAACTCAAACTGAGTCATATTCAGAAGTTCGAAAATTCTGAGGTTCTGATGTTCGTTGCTGTGTGTAAGAATGAGGGTTATCCGCCCGATGGCAGCGACGAGAATAACACTTTCGCAAAGTGGACTCCTTCGGCTGAATTGAAAATGTGTGTCAATAATCCTGCCCTTCTAGGTGTATATGAAGTTGGTCAGGAATTCTACGTTGACTTTACTCCTGTGGTGGAACAATGATCATTGGTTTTGTTGGTTTTATTGGCAGTGGTAAGGGAACCGTCGCAGACATTCTCACTCACAAGTACGGTTTCAATAAGGAAAGTTTCGCGAACGCAGTGAAGGATGCGGTTGCTCCTATCTTTGGGTGGGATAGGAAAATGCTGGAAGGTGATACGAAGGAGTCGCGAAAGTGGCGTGAGACTCCCGACCCATGGTGGTCTGAGAAGTTGGGACGAGAGTTTTCTCCTAGACTCGCTCTGCAACTTATGGGAACCGAATCGGGCAGAAACGTGTTCCACACAGACGTATGGGTGCTTTCCTTCCTTAGACGGACTGATCCGGCTAAGAACTATGTCCTCGCTGACGTTCGCTTTCCTAACGAGATTGACTTGATTCGTGACAACGGTGGCAAGGTCATTCGTGTCAAGCGCGGTCCGGAACCCGAGTGGTATGACACTGCGGAAGCCTATAATGTCTCTACGCATTGGGATGGATCCATGCAGCAGATGATGCGTTATCCTAATGTGCATTATAGTGAGTGGGCGTGGATCGGTAAGACCTTCGATGAAGAAATTACTAATTCGACTACACTGGAAGACCTTGAGAAAAAGGTTGTGAAACTGATACAACCATGATATAATGGATCATACTTTGGAGTTACTATGAAGCTAAGTGAATTGACAGTTGAGATCCTCAAGAATTTTGCGACATTAAATCAGTCGCTCATGTTTCGGAAGGGAAGCGAACTCGCGACCATTACAACAGGAAAGACTATCCTTGCAAATGCTAGAGTGGTAGAGTCCTTCCCTTCTGATTTCGCTATCTATGATCTGAACAAGTTGCTAGGCAAGCTGAGTCTGTACAAGGATGCAGATCTGGAAGTCGAGAGCAATCGTCTGGTCATCAAGTCCGCCGACTCGCGGCGCAAAGACCACATCACGTTTTCCTCACCCAAGATCATTACTTGTATTCCACCGAACAAGAAACTCTCTATGGATGAACCAGAGCATGAGTTTGACCTGAGTGCGGAAGACCTACAGTGGCAACGCAAGAGTGCGGGTATCTCCGGTTCGCCGTTCATGATCTTCCGTGGTGACGGTAAGAGAATCTACATTCAGTCCAACGATCCGAAGGATGACGCATCCGACATGTCTTCTACCGAGATTGGTAAGACAAATAAGAGTTTCGTCTACGTGATCAAGATTGAGAACTGGAAGATGCTTGATGGTAATTATCGCGTCAAACTCTGTAAGGGACTCACCAAGTTCGAACACACCGAGAAGCCAGTAGAATACTATGTGGCTGCGGAAAAAGATCTCTCTACATATTAAGGAATGACCATGGCTAATTTTACACCCACACAGAAAGTTGCAATCAAGAACTGTTTGCAGGAAATCTCCAACTCGCTCACTCGTATGGAAGCGGAACGTGAGAACATTCGTGAGATTGTCAATCGTTGCGCAACCGAGTTTGAAATGAACAAGCGCATCACACGCAAATTGGCACGCATCTTCCACAAGCGCAACATCGAAGAAGAGCGTGCGGAACAGGAAGAGATTAGCACCACTTACGATCTGATAACGAAGTAAGCTTCTAGATTAAGCAGAAGCTTGGAGGATTTGTTGTGGAGAACCGGCACGACGATCCTCCCGTTATCAATGATTATACCTACCATGTCTTTGAGGAGATAGAAAAACGTGGACTCCAATTCGCAATCCCCGACCAATGGCGACCCCTCTATCGCACCTACCTCCGTGAGCGGAAACGTAAACTCAAGCTTGTTGCCGCCTTTCGGTCCCTCGCCACATCTTATTCTCAAGACTTCGGAGATAAGAGAGCAGCGGCTACGGAAGAAAATTCGAAGGCTAATAACACAACGGGATCATTGGAAGAGTGAATATGAGAAACTCTCCTACATTCTCAGAATGTTTCCCTATAGTTATGCAGAGGAAAGATACTCCGAGTCTAAGATTCGTTCCGAGAAGTTGAAACGACTGAGTGATTATGATGCCATGGTTCCGGCATTGGTGAATGAAAATGAAAGACTCAAAGCGGAAATTGAAAAACTCAAAACACCTGTTGCATAGTCGCACAGCCTATGGTATACTACATCGTGGAAAGGTGTATGGTGGATTATCTAATCCACATTTGTACACTTTAGCCGGCGCTAAAGAGTGGATTCATGATGTTCCTAAGAATGCTAAGATCATCAAGATTCGCATTACACATGAAGTGATTGCCGAGGTTATTGTATGAGTTCGCTATGGGTTGAGAAGTATCGTCCTAAGACTATCGAAGAGTGCGTCCTACCGGATCGACTCAAGGTGGTGTTTCAGGAGTTCGTGAACAAGGGTGAGTTTCCCCACCTGATTCTGGCGGGTACCGCAGGCACCGGCAAGACGACCGTGGCGCGTGCACTCTGCGAGCAGTTGGGAATGGACTACCTGTTCCTTAACGGCTCCGATGAAAACGGCATCGACACCTTCCGCATGAAGATCAAGGGCTACGCATCGTCCATGTCCCTGACGGGCGACAAGAAAGCCATCATCATTGACGAGGCTGACTACCTGAATCCTAATTCGGTGCAGCCTGCGCTCCGTGGTGCGATGGAAGAGTTCGAAGACAACTGCCGCTTCATCTTCACTTGTAACTACAAGAACCGTATCATCGAACCTCTTCACTCGCGCTCGACTGTCATCGACTACAGACTGAAAGCCGAAGAGAAGCCTAAGATGGCACGCGACTTCATGCGCCGCATCGAAGACATGCTCAAGACTGAGGCTGTACCATACAACGCGAAGGTGTTGGTACAGTTCATCATGAAGCACTTCCCCGACTTTCGCAAGACCATCAACGAGCTACAGACTTACGCGGTCGCGCATGGTGAAATCAACGAGGGTATCCTGTCTGCGTCGGCTGACGTATCCCTGACGGATCTAGTTCGCGCCCTCAAGGATCGCAACTTCCGTGACATGCGCCAGTGGGTTGCACAACATGGTAACGATGATCCGTCGCGCCTGTACCGTAAGATATATGATTCGCTATATGAGATTCTCAAGAAGGAAGCGATTCCGCCTGCGGTCATCATCCTTGCGAAGTATCAATATCAGGCTGCGTTCGTTGCGGATCAGGAATTGAACCTGACGGCGTGCTTGACAGAACTAATGGCTGAGTGTGAGTTTGCTTAATTGGAGATTATTATGATGAATAACGTAGTTGATTTTAACACAAAGAATTTGATCACTGATGAATTTCAGGATGTTGTGAAGAGAAAGGAAGTTGATATTCATCAATTTCTGAGTATCCCCTCCGTTCCCGTACAGAGAGATACTGAGGGTAGAGCTAATACTAATGCGGTAAAGAAGATGCTCCGTAATCTTCATCCATCCCACCTTGAGGTTGCTATCGCAGTTCTAACGAAGACCTGTACTTACTTGGGTAAGCAATACAAGAAAGGTTCTATTTTCGTTGTAAATGGAAATACTCGTCAGTTTTATTGGAAGAATGCGTTGATAAACGCAGAACCTAGATCGGATAAAGTTCCATCCAAGGTAATTGCTATGGTTTACGACTGTGATAGCATGGAAGAAGCAGTGGCAACATATCACACATATGATAGTGCGGATGCGACTGAAAAGAAGATGCAGAAATTGTATGGCGTCTTTAGACTGTTTGATTTTGATCCTAAGTCGAGCAAGCTACAAAAGGGTCAGGTTCTATCATCTTTGGTTATCTCATCGTTCTATTTCGACAGAACGCGAATCAACCAGTCTACGGCTAGAGTTGAAGATTTACCCTATATGGTAAAAACTTGGCTTCCTGAAATGCGGGTTTGGGATGAAGTGACTAAGAATCCTAAGAATTGGGATTCCGCGCTATTTGCCGCCGTTATCATGGCAATGAAGAAGTATGGTCCGCGCAACGAAAAGATTCTGACTATCATTGATGCCATCGACAATAGAAAGTCTAATACAGAATCTCACAAGAGAACCGGTCGAACCCACATTGTAGAAGAGTGGAAGACAAATGAAATGTTCCCGAACAAAGGAACCAATTGGGATCGTCGCGGTGGTGGTTTGAAAGAGTGTGTAGCATTCGTGACTTACTGGATCGAAAAGGAAATGTCTGGAGAACTTCTTTCTCAGCCGGGATTTAATTGGAGACAGAGTGCGGACCATTACTTCGATTATATGAAGGCATTGGGCGATAGTCTAGATATCGAAGACGCTGTTGAAGCGTAATTATGGCTGACCTCTTCAAAGAAATACTGCCGTCCATCCTGCAAACGAAGCGGTCTGTACTGCTCACGGAACAGGATGAACGACAGTATCCCGCGTTCGTGGTGAACCGCGCCCTGTCGCAGTTCGCGGACACGGTTTTCTTTGCCAATGCCATCAACTACTACCCGTCGCTCGACAACAAACTCAAATACGACTTTCTACTAAATACCGTTAAGCCTTACCGTCGCCCGTTTTCCAAATGGGCAAAGAAGGTGGAGCCGGTTGATTTGGCGGTTGTAAAAGAATACTATGGTTACTCAGATGCGAAAGCATTAGATGCGCTCCGGATTCTGACTCCCGACCAGATTAACTCACTGAAAAAAGAATTAGACAAAGGTGAGTAATCATGAGCCTAGAGAAGTTAGTAGAAGTCGAACTCGCTGAGAAGAACGACTTTCTGAAAGTGCGCGAAACCCTGACCCGTATTGGGGTCGCAGCCAAAAACCAAAACGTCCTGTACCAGTCATGTCACATCCTACACAAGCAGGGACGGTACTACATCGTCCATTTCAAGGAACTCTTTGAGCTTGACGGCAAACCGGCTAACATTTCCGAGAACGATGTAGCTCGTCGCAACACCATTGCGAACCTGATGGCAGAATGGGGATTGGTCAAGCTGTCTAATCCTTCCAAGTCAGCCGACCCTGTTGCACCTCTTAGCCAGATCAAGATTCTTCCTCACAAAGAAAAGGCTGACTGGCAGTTGGTCGCGAAGTACAATATCGGCAAGAAGAAGGCTCCCGAAACACCGTAAATGAGGTATTCATTATGAAATCAGTGGTCATTCAATTATTCAAACTTTCGGAAGAGGTTCCGGTTCCTGCATATGGTACATCCATGGCAGCGTGCTTTGACCTGTCGTTTCAACCGACAGGACGCTTCTCCATTCAAGGTTACGATCAATGGAACAATCCAATAGATCGTATGACCTATTCAGGCGCACTGGATATTATGCCGGGAGATCGTTTGTTGGTTCCTACGGGTTTGGTCATGAAGATTCTTGATCCATATATGGACAGGTATGAAGCACACCCAACACACTATCCATATCCCGACACCATCAACACTTATTCCATTCGTCTGCACGCTCGTTCTGGTATGTCACTTAAGTATGGATTGGTGCTAGCCAATGCCGAAGGCGTCATTGACGTAGACTACCAGAAGGAAATCTTCGTAATGCTAACCAATATTAGTGCTGTACCGGTGACCATCAAGACGGGCGACCGTGTTGCACAAGCTGAAATTGTAAGACAGATTAACGCTTATTTTCAGTTGACGAAGGAACAACCGAGAGGTTATTCGGAACGCGACGGTGGATTCGGATCCACTGGACATTCTTGATTGGTTGTGATATACTAAGGCGTAATCTTCGTGATGGAACTTTAATATGGATTGGGATACCCTGTATATCAAGATGGCTTTTCTCGTCTCCGAGAAGAGCAAGGATCCCTCCACCAAAGTAGGCTGTGTGATTGTCTCAAGAGACAACACCCAACTATCTACGGGTTATAATGGATTCCCTCGCGGAGTCAAAGAGGAAGAGTCCTACATGGAACAGGTTGGGGACTACCCTGCGTTCTATCCTGAGAAGCGATTGATTCCCGACCGTTGGGCGCGTCCTGCGAAGTATTCATGGGTTGAACACGCAGAGCGCAATGCTGTCTATAACGCAGCACGCGAAGGTGTCAAACTCAAGGGTGCGAAGGCGTACCTCAATTGGGAGCCACAACCATGTGCCGATTGTTGCCGTGGATTGATTCAAGCCGGTATCACCGAAATCATTGGTCCTGACATTCCGTTCAAGGGGGCAGGCGCAGGCGTATCCTACCACCTAGACTTCGCGAAGGTCATGTGCGTGGAAGCCGGTGTGATTCAGCGTATCGTGCCATGGGCGAAGCAGGAAACCGACTACAAGAAACTCTACGAAGAACTCAAGTTCCGCATGGACGGGCTAGAGAAATGATCATCTATCGTGAACTCTTGAAAAAGTACATCGAATATGTCGGAACGCAGGAAGGCACTGACTTTATTCATGGTTACTACAAGTTCATGCAACCATACTTCACCGAAGACGAGTGGAAAGAACTTATGAAGCTTAGTGAAGAAACAAGGCAGACTATATGATCAGCACTATCTACCTTGACATGGACGATGTTCTTACGGACTTCTCCAACACATATCACAAAGTTATCAAGATTGACCCACGCACCATTCAGCCCGACCAATGGGAAGAGAATTGGGAGAAGTGGGTGCGTGGTAGAAACTTTGTCACTCAGCCGATGCTTCCCGGCGCAAATACACTACTCGCATATGTCGCGGCTAGAGGCATCAAGACCGAGATTCTATCCTCGACGGGTGGACCGGACTTCTACGATGAAATCGTCGCACAGAAGCGCGAATGGTTGGAACGGTGGGGCATTCCTTATCATGCTAACTTCTGCCCCGGCAAGAAGTTCAAGACAGAATACGCAACACCACACCGGCTTCTGATTGACGATCAGGAGGGTATTATCGCTAAGTTCAAAGCGGCTGGTGGACACGGAATCATTCATCGTGGCAACACAGATGATTCAATGGCACTGACCGTTCTGACGTTGGACTCTATTCTAGAAGACGAAGGTTATCAAAAGTATGTGGCACCCCAAGCTTAGAGGATACCTCTATCAGATCGTGGAAATGTTCCCGGTCGAAGAGGGTAACGCAATTCGCGAACTCCATACCTATGACCGTCT